GCCTTCATTAAACTATTTAATTCCTACAAATACGATTTCTGGAGCTAATGTTGTTGGAGCTTTTTATGGAGCATTAGGAGATAGTATTACTAGTACTTCATTAATTGTTTCTAATTTAGATGCAAATAAAGTTTATTATGCATCTATGTTTATTTGTGATAATGTTATTAATTATTTAATACCAGGAATTAAATCATATGCAGATTTTGGTGTATCAGAAAATCAAAGTTCTGAACTAAATTCTGGAAATATTCCTGAAGCAACAACTCCACCATTAAATCCTACATTAGGTCAAGTATTTTATAATCATTTAGTTAATAAAGTATTCATGTGGAATGGTTCAACTTGGATGGATGCCTCACCAACTCCAGCTTTAACAGGAACTGCATTTCCAACTAATCCAGTACAAGGAATATTTTTCTATAATACAATTTCTAATACATTATTTGTTTATAGTGGAACTGATTGGATTAAAGCTAATACTGCTCAGGAAGATGTTCCGCTCTATAATAAATTATCAATAGGAACTGATGGAAGTATTGATGAAAGAGTGAGATTAATTTCTGATATAAAAGCTCAATTAGGTTGGCCAAAAATGTGTGTTGAACTAGATGAAAGTCAATTTGAAAATGCTATTAACCAAGCATTAAGAGAAGCAAGACGAAGATTGGATAGTGTCTATTATCATAAACACTTTTTATTTGGATTAAAACCTGATCAAAATATTTATTATCTTAATAATCCTGAAGATGATAGTAATAAAATTGTTAATGTTATAAAAATTCATAGATTATCTACGTTTGGTTTGAATGTTTTATCTAATGATGCTGGATTATATTCTCAACCTTTTTTAAATCAATTGTTTTTAGCAGGAGCAACAATGGATTTATTAAGCATTCATTTAGTTGCTCAATTAGGTGAAACGTTTAGTTTATTATTTGCTCAAGCTCTTCAATTTGAATGGAGAGAAAACACTCGCGAATTAACAATTTTACGTAAATTATACAAAAATGAACCTGTTGTATTAGAATGTGTTATGGAGAAAACTGAACAGGATATATTAAAAGATAGATGGACATCTCAATGGATATTTGATTGGACACTTGCTGTATGTTATGAACAATTATCTAATATTAGGGGTAAATTTCAAAGTCTTCCAGGTCCTAATGGAATTACTTTAAATGGATCTGAATTAGCTCAAAAAGCAGAGACAATGAAGATAGAACTTCTTCGCCAAGTAAATGATTATGAAGTTGGAAACAATGGAGAGTTCGGAAATTCTTTTATTTTGTTTGGATAAATCAGCCGCTATCTTTATTAATAACAGATACAGAGAATAATGACCCTTCTGAGAAGGATTGTTGTTCTCCGTTTTCATCATATTCCATAACTACAAACCCATTCATATCACCTATTCTTAAGATAATTTCTTGGATAATGTTATCTCGTAATTCCATTGGAGCAGATAAATTGATTGGCATTGTGAAATTTAAAGACCATTGAACTATTCTTTTATCTTGACCCATTGGATAATTTTCTTCGTTATTAATTCCTGTCAATTCTACATGTGTTAATCGTGTCCAATCTAGTGCTTTATCATTTTTCTGAATTTGAACTGTTGGGTCAAATAGTAAAAGTATTTGTTCTAGTATCTGATGTAATTGGTCTGTGTTAGACGCATAAATTCCTAATTCCATATTAAGATTATAAGGTATAGGCATTAGGCGATAAACAACTTCTAAATCTTCAGGAAATAAACCACCTGCTGGTAGGTATTGTCTTCTGTCAATAGTTCCAACACCTTTTCTTCTTTCAGGAGCTAATTCAATTCCTTGCATATTAACAGCCATCATTGGAAGAGAGAATGGTTTATTTTGAGTATGGGAAGCTTGAATTGCAGCAACTACTCTATCTCTGTTGCCGATTGAGATAGGAACTTGTGTCATTGCAGAAATTCCATCAGCATTTTTTCCTGTTTGCACATGAAGTCCTACAAAGATACCAACAAATTGTTTTATATAATCTTTTAATTGTGCTTTATACCAATAATTGTTTATCATGATTTAGGTTTCCGAGGTTTTTTAGTTCCAATATTAGGTTTAGCATTAGTGGTAGTTCTTTTAGGAGCTTTAGCTTTTTTAGGAGCAATTGGTTTTATTATTTTAGGTTTTATATTTTTCTTTTTAGTTGGTTTGTCAGATTGTTTGAATAAAGACAATTCTGTTAATACTCTAAATTGCATACCATTAGAAGATGCAAATGCTTTTGCTGCTTTCCATTTAGCTTCATTAATCATAAGAGCTTTTTTATCATATTCAGTTTTAGCAGCTTCTGCAGTACTTTCTTTCAATGGTTTTACTTCAACAATTTCTTTAACTAAATTGCCAGATTTATCTTTATACTCAACATAAAAATCTGGAAAATATTTATGAACTCGTCTATCAATTGGACTGATGAAATTTATATGGAATTCCTCACTTGCCCACCGCATCACAGATACTGATAAATCAAAAAATTTGCAAACCTGAGTTTCCCATCTGGATCGACAAACAATATTATTTGGATTTCCAATATATTTGCCTGGATTTTTAGGGATATATCTGCTTTTTATTCCATTAGTTGCCATTTTTAGTATTATAAATATGAATATTATAATATTTATATACATTTAGGAATTTTAATATGTCTTCTTCTACAAATACTGAATTTAAACCTACATACTTATATATTAAAACTCATAATATAACAGGTTTAAAATATTTTGGTAAAACAGTCAGCAAAGATCCATATTCATATAAAGGTTCTCGAACTCGTTGGAATAATCATCTGAAAAAACATGGCTATGATATATCAACTGAAATATTAGGTTTTTATACAGATAAAGAAGAATGTTATAAAGCAGCTATAGAATTTAGTATAGCTAATGATATTGTAAAATCTAATGATTGGGCTAATTTAAAAATAGAAAAATTGGATGGTGGCTGGGACCATATCACTTTAGAGCATATTAAAAGAGGACATGAAAATTTTAGAAAGAGACCACTTGAAGAACAAGAAGCTATCAATAAAAAGAAAGCTAGGAAAGGTAAAGATAATGGAATGTATGGACGAAATAGATCTGGAGAAAATAACCCAAGATTTGGAGTATCATTATCACAAGAGTTAAAAGATTTAATATCAACAACCAATAAAGGTAAAACTGTAGCTGTTGACAAGGATGGTAATAAATTTCAAGTTGATTGTCATGATGAAAGATTTATAACTGGCGAAATTAAACATTACCATCACAATAAAATTCCAGTTGTCGATAAAGATGGGAATAGATTTGCAATTGATAGAAATGATGAAAGAGTATTATCTGGAGAATTAGTTCATATTTATAATGGCAGAAAAATGTCAGAAGAATTTAGTCAAAAAATGAAAGAATTACATTTAGGCAATAGATGGTACAATAATGGAGAAATAAGTAAACGTTCTAAAACAGAATTAGGAGAAGGTTGGATATTAGGAAGATTGCCTTTTAAAAAGAAGTAATTACATTTTTAGGGATATATCTGCTTTTTATTCCATTCGTAGCCATTTTGAATTTATAAATACATAAAATTATATTTATAATTTGGCGTATGAACTTAATTTATTAGTTATTAATTCTTCCTGACATTCTAATATATCTTTATCAGATTTTATATGTTTATCAATAATATCTTTTACTTTGTGTAATTGTGCATCTCTAGTAAATGCTGTTGAGTTTCTCATAAATGCTATTGCTCGTAAACCATTTATTTGCAATAAACCTAACATATGTGAAGTAATGCTTTCAGGTAAATATATTACATTTTTAATATAACCACCTGAAAATTGTTTTGCAATACCTTGTAAATTTTCAATGGGATTATTATGACAATAAAGGCTTAAATTGATTTTTGATGCGCAGAATTTTAGAGAAGTTAATTGATTATATTGACAAAAATAATCTCCATGGACTTCTTCCGGTCCACCTTCTAAAGAAGTTAATTCATTAAAATTTATAGCAAATTGTCCTTTTACTATTTTAGGAACTTCGAAAGGACAATCTAATAAAGAACCTTTTAATTTTGGATTTAAATCCATTAAATAAACATCATCTTTTCCTTCTTTCAAGAATGATTTAAAATTTTGCATAGTATCTAAATCCTTTAGTTATTAATTCTTCCTGACATTCTAATATATCTCTATCTGAAGCTAAATGTCTATTTATTATATCCTGTATATCACGATTTGTGTTAAATTTAAATTCTTTTAACCCCTTTATTTTAATTATTCCTAAAATGTTTGAAGTGATTTTAGTGGTATTGCAATTTAATACATCACCAATCTCTAGTAAATAATCTTTGCCAATTCCTTTTAATGAAGTAATTTTTGTTCCTGAGCAGTCAAATGAACCGCCAACTTTTTTTGCAGCAAACTCTAATGAAGTGATTTTAGAAAACCAACATATATAATTTCCACCAACTTCTATAGGTCCATATTCCAATGAAGTAATTTTTGAATTTGCACAATTAAATTCTCCATCAATAATAGTTGGACATCCCTTTAATGATTTTAAACTTTTGACATCGCAAATAAAGTTTCTGCTAACATGCGAAGGATATGATTGTATTAAAAATCCTTCTTGCGAAACATGTTTTGGAAAAAGTAAAAAGTTTTCTTCTTCTGTTATAAAAGATTTAAAGCTTTGCATATTGTCTTAATCCATTAG